ATGCTGGTGAAACTTATAAAGATTTTGGTTCGTTCATGATGAAAATTATAAACTATTCTTTATTATGTGTAAATTATTCGCCATGAACCGTAAAATAAATGTGTTTTATGCCGGCAGATTTAATTACAGACTCACAGATTGGACAGGGTTTGGCAATCATCGGGGCACCTTCCTTTGAATACCTGTACACATGAATTGAGTGTGCATTATGTAAATTTTTACATTTTACTATTGCTGCAACTTCGGCATGAAGATACTCTTTAAAAGGAACACCTACTTTTTGTCCATGTAATTTCATTATAGTATGAGTTTTTACATAATTATTATGACCAACCGAAAGTGCTCGCCCGTGTTTATCTTTTATGATTGCCGTAATGTACTGCCGTTTAGTCACTTTACAATTTCCTTATGACGCGATTGCATCCAGAATTTCCCTATCATATTTAAGTTTTGTCTTCATAACTTTAATAGCATAGTTAGGTGCTTCCCCTAAAGATCCATTATATCGTAAAAGCATCTCTATTGTATTTTTTGACATTTTAGAGTATTCTTGAACTATCTGAGCACCCACCATAATATTTACTTTGGGATCAAAAAGAGCTGCCTTGGATGTTTTTTCCTTATGATAACTAGATGCTACTTGAAATAAACCTATCGGACCAGTAGGGGAAACTGCTTTATAATTAAATCTAGATTCTGTATGCATAATTGATAGCAGAAGTATTGGGTCTACAGAATATTTAGCTGCAGCCTCATAAATCCACAATGAGTATTTCTTAGCAACATTTGGAGGAATAGAACCATCACGGACAATGATAGCTGCGGTTTGATCTAAAATAATCTCAGATTTAAAATTATTTGAGATAGATATAGGGGTATTTTGTAAATAAAATACTTGATCTTTAATTATGTTTAGATATGTGGCCCCTGCAAGCATTATCGCAAATAAAACTAAATAAAGCGTAAATTTTAATTTTTTGAAAAATTGTTTTTCTACAATCTTGGGTGAAGAGGAAAGACTTTTCCTAATCACCATAGTAGGTAATTTATTAATTTTCATTGTGTGAGTTAAACGATTTTGATTGAATTCTGATCCACTAAACCAACCGAGTTAATAATAAATGTAATTAGATAACCATCTAAAAACACAGTACAATCGCCAGTATCAGATGTTATGTACTTTACGTCTGAATCTTGTATGTACATTACCTTCTTTAACAAATAGAATGGTAATTCATCAACAACTTCCTTTGATTTTAACACAACTTTCATTTTGTGTACATTTTTAGCTATGGTGTTTTAACCGATGAATTATTCTTCCCTAGCATATGCATTCTGTTTATTCTGCAACCAACATAAGCATTATAATAAAGATTTGGGTATAGTAAAACATCATTATCCATTTGTACTTTAAGTTCATAGTATGAGCATTCAGAAAGAGAAGAACAAAATCTTAAAATTTCTCTGTAAAAATTTTCTTTGCCAAGTTTTTCTACATCAGCCTTAAGTTCTTCAGACGAACCGTAGTAATCTCTCCAATCCGAATCTACCTGTGTTCTAATTTTCTTTTTTTTCTTAAGACCAGTTGACTTAATCTTTACTGTTTTGATTGATACTTTCTTGAACGTCGATTTCTTTTTGCCGAAGTATTTGCGACCATCTAGTAAATTTGTAATACAATAAGTAAAACCGACAAACGAAGGATCAATTTCGTCTATCGGTTTATTGTTATGAAACCAAGTCATACGTCTACCATAAGAGTTTATCCTGATTTATTTAATAATTGTTTTAATTCAGTATAACTTCCGACAAAATTCGAATTTTTAAAGATTACTGGTGCTGCTTTTATATTTGGGTCCAGCAATTTTAATTCAGATACTGTAATATATTTAGATGTATCGTCTTTTTTCTGGCCCACATCAATTATAATTTCTTCATATTTTATATTATTATCCTTTAACAACTTTTTGGAATAATTACAATTTGGACAATTAGGTTTTGAATATACTGTAAACATAAATTAAAAATCTACTTCGAAGCTTGTTTTGATATCATCTCTGTGTACTACGTTGACTTTATATGCGTTATTGTCTTGCTCTTGGGGCGCAGCCTGAGAATTACCAATATTGATCCAATCTTCAACGTGTGGCATTGGATTCTTTGCTGGAAATTTAAAATTCGTTTCAACATCCAAAAACTTATATACCTCACGTGCGTTGAAAAGTACCCAATTTTTAATTGTCTGTGAATTTGTACCTACCAATTCTCTACCTTCGGAAAAAAGATAATCAGACCAAGCCATTTCTGAATTAATTACCTCATCACATAATGCTTTAATTTTATCCTTCTGCCGTTTATACGAGTCTAGTCCGCGTGCCGTGGCCAACTCAATTTTAATAACTTCCTTGTCTAATTCAGCGTGTACTTCCAATTCATCTTGAGCAATTTTTTGTACCGCTTTACCAATAGGCTGAAATAAATTAGTTGAGCATATAGTAAATGTAATGGCAAAAGAAGCCATAAATTGAATACGTTCCAGAAGATATAAAGCAACAACCCCAAGAAGTAATTTATCATATGCTTCATCTGCAGTGATTTGATTTAAAGCATATTTATGTGAAGCAACTGACAGTTCAGAAAACACCTCATTGACCGAATGCATTCGAACAATTGATTCTTTTACAGAAAGAATATCAGATAGTACTTTTTCTGGGTTGTCAAATGAAATTCTAACAATTTCTGAATATGTTGCGGAATGTATAATTTCATTGTCGCTGATTCTTTGCCAGGCCGCCCACAATGAACTATCAGTAATAAATGGTGCCAGGACTGGCGCGATTGATCTTGAAGCAACCGAATCTGCTTCCCATTGCCATGCCAGGGTTCTGATCATCATATCATAAACAGATTTTGGACAATTTTTAAAATCGGTATTACATTGAGTGTAATCAAATTCGTCTTCGGACCAATCCAAAGATTTCATAGTTTTATAAAGTGACCATATTTTTGGATATGTTTTATTAACTGTATCAAACAAACCAGGTAAATCTCCGAAAAATAATGGATGTTGTTTTTCCATATATTGAGAAGATTTTTTATTTTCATTAAAAACTAAATTCATTTAAGCTCCTTAAAGTGCGCAAGATTCACAGTATTCTTGTTCAGTAGTATCCGAACTAACTGCCACATCATCTGTTATTAACGAAATTCCCTGAGAAGTGGAAGAATTAATATAATATCTAGTTTTCATACCATATTTGACTATATCCAGATAATCTCTAATCATATCAGAAGAAGAAACTTTCTGATCTCCATGAATTTTTACAAATAAATCTGAGGAAATTGCCTGATCTGTCCATTTCTGCATAATTGCATAGACTTTAATCATATCTGTTGTTGATATGTCCCACGCAGATTGATATTTTGTTTTCAATTTAGTACCATCTGGCGCAGCCCAATGATTTACTCCTGTATCATTAGTTTTCATAATATACAATTCTCTGATAGGATAAGGTCCATTGGAAGTACCAGAAGAAATTGCTGAGCTCTCAGAAGGCATGTGGGCAACCAGTACAGAATTTCTAATGCCGCCATTTTCTATAATCTCTTTTCTTACTGCATCCCAATCTCGTTTATTTTCTACTGTAATCAATTCATCTACTTTTTTCTCATATGTGTCTAAAGGCAACCAGCCATTAGGCCATTCGGTTTTGTCCATCCAAGGTGCGTTTCCTAATTCTTTACCCAATTTTAACGAAGCGTTAATCAAATGAAACATGTGTGTTTCGGAAAGGGTATGAATAAAATCTCTGCCTTCTTGTGTATTATATTTTTGATTTTCCTTGGCCATTAGATGTGCTAAACCAATAATACCCACACCTGCGGACATTCTGGATTTAGCCGTATATTCTAAATTGGGAAATGTATAATCGGATTTATGAATGCACACATCAATCATTTTTAATGCATAATAAGCCACTTCAGAATACTGTTTATCAGATTCTATATTACTTACCACAATACCTGCAAGTGAACACAAACCGATCTCGGGAGAATAATCCAATTCTTTTTTATATAGATCTGCAACAGATTTATATGGGCTAACCGGTAAAGCTATCTCGGAACACAAATTACTGAGATAGATTTTATCTTTAAAAGGTGTATGTTTGTTCATTGCGTCCGTTAAGTGCAAATAATGAACACCAGTTTCATATGACTGAGTTAATGCACCAAGAGAAATTTCGCGAGCATTTAATTTATTTTTTGCTGTTTTTTCGTACTCGGCATACATTTTCTCAAATTTAGTTTGATCTTTTTCGTATTGAGCTTCAAACATTTCTTCATTACCATAATAACTAAAAGGTGCATAATCTTCATTCTTTGCAACTTTTCTGGCAAATAATTTGTTAGAACCAAACGAATAATGACAACCTGACACTTTTTTGTTTGCAGGAGTCATTGGATGCCGCAATTTCTGTAAAACTTCCACTTCGGGGTCATATGCAGAATAATAAACAGTTGAAGCTCCACCACGGCCATTCTGTAAATTGGCTCCAATAGCTCCAACCATGGAACGGTAATACGGAAGTTTACCTTGGTGTTGTATAACACCCCCTCTGACCGGGTCACCAAGTGATCGCGTTTTAATATGGGTACCGATACCTGCTGATGCAACAGTCATCATATATGCAATATGATCACCCGCGGCTAAAGAAGAAGCTGTATCAGCGGTAGTATAAAGACAACAGCTGGCGTAACCATTTAGTTTTGTACCAAGATTTACGAAATTTGGTGTCGGTGCGTTTATACGGTTTTGACTCAGATGTTCATACCATTTTGCAACATGCAACATTTTATCAGACTTTTCATTTTCTCCTAAAGCCATTGCCATTCGCATATATACAAATTGCGCAGTTTCATATTCTTGCTTGGTGACCTTATTTCTAATTGCGTATTTATATCTAATTTGATTAAGCTGATAGTGTGGATACTTTAAATTTAATTTATGATCAATAATGAGTTGTGCAAGTTTGTATTCTTCATCTGTGTAATTAAGCTTTACCATCAGTCCAACTTCATAAAGCTTATTATGTAATTCTTGCACTGTTGGAATTCCATCGGGATAAATAATACGATCTATCATAGGTGCATATAATCTGCCAGCAGCTTTATTATATTCCCATGTTTTATATGATAAACAGGCATCAATCAAAGCTTGTTGTAATTGTAAGCTTGTGCAATTTTTAGGGCATTTATTTACCGCATCAATCACAACAGAAGCCCAATTAAAATGAGCTTTGGGAATAGTAGCAAAAGCCCATTCTGCCCATCTATTTACTTTCTTTGGCTGAAATTGTTCTTTTGTTCCATTGCTTTTGATAATAGTTTCAATCATTTTGTTATATTTTCTTCCATGTATTAAATTGAATTTTAGCCATTAAACCCTTATATGTATTACTCTTGATCAGAGCTACTGGGTCTATATTATGTTTAATCATCTCATTGATGTCTTTATATCGTTCAACGACTTTTGGCCAGATTACTGTCTTTAATCCCGACTCGATAGCCTTTTCATATTCCTTCACAACCGCCTTATTACGGGGTTCATTATCTAATACTACAGTAAGTAAATCTGCAGGAAGTTTTGTTCCCTTAATAAACCAATTAGCAGTAGTTGATAAAGATGCATTAACCGAAGCCATAGAATTTGGGATAAACAAACTATCTATGGGTCCTTCTACTAATGTTATGGGTTTATTTAAATTCAGTCTTTCGACACCAAATAACAAAGGCGTCTTTTCGTTGATCTTAACTGTGATGTATTTTTGGTTTGAGTGGCCTGAGAGGTCTCTTCCTTGGTATGCAAAGATCTTTCCTGTTTTGTCAAAAAAGGGAATAATAATGCGGGCTTCGTCTCTTTTGTTGTGTTTGAAAGTATCATTGAACTGGGAAGAATATTCATAAAATTTGTCCGTATAATAAAATGGGTAGTTAGGAAGTTTTCTATCTTTTATGTATTGACGGGCATAATGATCCGATGGTAAGTCAGAAACCAATTGCAAATCTAAAACATTCGGTTCAATCGTGTCTTTTTCATACACTACTTTTTCTGGCACAAACGCAATTTCTTTTTTTGCTGCCGGTGCATTATTTCTAAACTTTTCAAACAAAAATTCATCAAATATTTGTTTGTAATGTACTTTTAGAAAACTTAACAGTGTAGTAGATAAACCACAGTTGAAGCAATTCACATTTAATTCACTGTTTTTAGAATAGATGGCAAATCTAGTCTTAGTTTTATTTTTAGCAGAATCACCACACATTGGACACCTTGCTACAGCTAGAAAAGGTGATTCTTTTTTAATTTTGAATCTTTCTAACCTAGAACCAAGAATTTTGGCATACGCCACCTCTAAAAAATAACAATCACTCATTGCACGGTTTCTGGAGTTTCCATGATGTTCTCATAATCTTTTGAGTTTAAAAATGAATCGAAAGTGATTTTTCGTTTAAAATCTTCAAGCAACAACTCACGGAGGGAATTCTTGTAAAATCTAAAATCTAACTCGGATCCATTTACTGTAGAAATTATGTGGTCCGCAACAATAGGGATGTATTTATTGTCCCCAAAAGGTTGATAAAGTACTGGCACCATTTGTGTTATAATTTTATCATCATAAAGAATAGGAGTAAAATTTATCTTTAATGGATAAAGAACGAAAAAGATACCATCTTTTTCATATGCGGGCCCGGTCAGTAAAGTCTCTCCAGTGGAAAGTTTTATAGACAGACATGTAATTATTGATTCTTCAGACATAATTATTTAGTTAAAATCCACGTTAACAATAGAATAGGTAAATCCATTCTTTGTGTATGTTCCCAAACGATCACCTAAATGTCGGTAAGAAATATTGGGTTTCTTATGAAGCGTCATATTATCAGAAATATCATACAATGTACAAGAAGTTTTTCCTTCTTTCAATCTAAGCCCTCGGCCTATAGATTGAATAATTGTAATGGCAGACTTGGCTGGGTGTGCAAAAATAATATTTTCAATCGCGGGAAGATTAGTCCCAGTTCCAAAAACTGCGTAACTAGATACAATAATATCATCTCCATCATTAGCATTTTTGCGTATTGTTTCTCGGGCCTTACCAGTGACCCCACCATCAATATAGTGGACATTTCTATCGACAGCTTTATCACAGATAAGACTGTATAGAGCAGTCCCCTGTATGTCGATAAAACGGAAAAGTACCAAAGTAGTGCCTTTACATTGTGCAGCTAATTTAGATATAAACTCATTACGTTTTAAATTAGAAACAATATATTTGATCTCAGTATCATAATCAACCTTTTTCATTGCTTTAGCAACATGCTCTGGGTGATTAAGAATAATTGCTTTAATTTTAAGGGGAACTAGTTGTTTATTTTCAATTAGAGTAGAAGTAGTGGCAATTTCATGCACATCACCAGTAATACCTTTCATTACTAAAAGATTACATTTCATGTCATGAAGAGTACCAGTACAAGCTAACTTATATTCTACCTCTGTAGCACGTTCATAAATTCCAGTAATGGTTTTTGCAACAATTTTATGACCTTCATCACCAATAATACACCCAAACTGATTTAGCCACTCAGAATCCATTTTATAAATGGATTGAAACGTAGAAACCGTAATCGGTTTTTTAACATTCTTATCTGCCCCTGCTGTTATACAATGCACATTATCTTCGGCCGACCAATCTGTGCCTGAAGCATAATCTGCAAAATCAGATTTCATTTGAGAAGTGAGTGAAATAGTCGGGACAACTATAAGTACTCTCATCTGAAGTTCATCTATAATATAACGACAAATGATAAACAGTATGAGAGATTTTCCACTGCCTGTAGCTGAGTGAAGTATAGCACGTTTATTCTTCAGTGCTTGAAATACACCATTAATCTGATAATCTCTAATTTGTATTGGAGGTGCTCTTTTATCTATACCCAGAGTATTAGCAAAATCTGCAATGTCTTTATATGTCAGTCCGGTATCAATGTGATCTGGGATATTGACTTCAATTGAATAATTTCTTGATTCGGCAAAAGCTCTGAGTTCTGAGACAAGTCCGAATGGTAATGTCCGTGGGCCTAAGTTAAAGATGCGGATTTTTCCATCAAACCGACCCATCTTATAGGCCGGCATAAACTTTGCTCCAGGAACCTCAAACGTAAAAGTATCTGAAATTTCTCGTGCTAAATCGAGATCACACTTTACTTTCACGTATGATTCGTTTAATTTTGTAACTACAATATCTTTCATAAGCACACAGAAGAAATTGTTTTATAAATTGTAAAATCTCTATTAACCTGATCTAAGATCAGATTATAGACTGGATAGACACTATTAAAAACAGCGGAGTCGAACAAATCAGAATCGCATATGATATAAGAAGTTTCTGAGTTAAAATCTACAATCAACTGCTGATCGGTTACATTAGCTTCTAACCATTTAAACAACAGTTGTGTTTCAGCTCTATCAGCTGATTTTAAAAATCTATTTTCGATAGCAATTGCGCCTGCATTCATAAATTAAACCCCTGCTTGAAACTTCGTATAATCTACGAGGCTTTTTAGTAAAAAATACTGATTACCTATATCTTTGAGAATGCTTTCGGATGCTTGTACCATAGTTTCTACATAAAGAATTTGTTCTTTAATCAATTGTAATGATTCATCTGCATCGAGAAGACTTTCCATTTCCGAACGAAGAGGTTTCTTATAAAGCCATTGTTTAAGATTGTTGAACTTAAGTTCTTCCTCATCCATTTCACCATTATAATATTTCGTCATGAGCTGGCGACGTTTTTGATATTTTAATGAAAGTGTCCGCAGTTTTATCTTATATGTTTGTAGATAAGTAAGATACTTCGAATGTAGGACTGGGTGTGAAGACATGCGCTCGGAAAGATTAGTTTGATCAATTTTACAATCTAGGGCCCAAATGGCCATAAGTTCATCATTGTTTAGCATAGTTCACTCTTGATAATAATTAATTATATTTTGGTTTGAAAGAATTGTAAAATCTTTTAAAAGCCATAGATACAGACAAGACAGGGAAAATATCGTTCTTTTCCTTTTATAGATCAATCACTTAGCAGCGATAAAAAGGCAATGGAATTATAAGGAAACCCGATTTTCCCAGAAAACGACCTTTTTTTTCCTTTATAGATCAATCACTTAGCAGCGATAAAATCGGAATTCCTAGATTTTCCGCAAAAGCCTTATTTTGCAGAGTAAGTAGAGTAACATTCCTCTTAGCCATAGGACAAGCAGTAGGGTGAAAATAATGGAGTATTTAAAGGAATTGGACCTTTAAACTTAAATTCTATTACTTTGAGCACACTACTGCGAATAATCATTATTGATTATAGCTCTTGAATGGTTCCGTATCTAAGTATAGTGAATACAGATTCCTCTTAGCCATAGGACAAGCAGTAGGGTGAAAATAATGGAGTATTTAAAGGAATTGGATCTTTTAAATTAAACTCTATTACTTCGAGCACACTACTCGAATAGTATAATGGATCACCAATTGATATTGGAATAATAAAGTAATTACTCTGCTATCTAATAATCATTATTGACTATAGCTCTTGAAGACTTCCGTATCTAATTTTACTTAGCCGTACTATTTTCTCATCTCTGTTACACACTTATCGGCCGAGCTTTTTATTCTTAGTTTTAAGGAACTAAGAGACAGTGCTCCGGGGTTCCCCATTTCCGCTACGAAATGGATAACTGTCTATGTTAATTTCACCCTTTTCAGGGGACCGTTTACTACTTTGATTGAGAGAACCAAAATACCTGCTGCTTGTCAATACCCAGGTGTGAAGACTTTTATTCCGGCACGCACGGATAGCTATCCGTGGTTTTTGAGGAGAACTTCAAAGTCTTTCAAATTAAACTCCTTCCCTACTGCAGCACGTGGCTAGGAATTGGCCTTAAGAATTGGAGAGAGTGCTACGATCACAATTCATTAGTATTTATTGTATATGGATTTGTACAAAAGTAAAATCTTTTTATGCATTAATTCACAAAAACGAATCTCGAATAATAAAATGTGGCAGTACATTCAACCGGGGTTGGCTCTGCACTTTGTGTTGTGAAAGTTATATTAGACAGAGAAGTCGGAAACAAATCATAAAATTTGATAATACGATTTGGATTAGATGCATTGGTTAATGTTAATAATACTGCATCTGAAACAAGTTTATCTTCTGTGAAATTTTTGGGAGTAAATTCATCACCAATAGAATACCGCTGCTGAGTGATCCAACGATAAATTTCTTCGTAATTCTTTAAATTTTCATCGACAATAAAAGTGATATCTAAAGGAGAAAATTCAGATGTTGACCCAGGAAACCACTGATTAGAAGCGGCCGAAGATACCATTGGCGCTGGCACCGAAATACTTGGTAAACTTATTGCAGTTGTTCTAAAAATTGTTTCTGGTATTCTTTCAATAGAAAACTGAAAGGAATTACTTTTTAGTGTATTATAATCCATTTATTTACCTTCTTGAATCTCTAACAGAGCAGTCATACAACCTGAATTATATGGATCTTCATTGTCGTTAATTTTTGGCATTGCACCTTTACGAAGTTCGTATGCTCTTTGCGAAGCAATAAGAATTGTGTCATAAATGTTTCCTTGAGCTCGGATAGTTTCTATATTGAGTTCGGATTGCCGAGATTGTTTAAGTTTTTTCATAGTGATGGGTCCTTTTACTATTTATTCCAGACGTAGACATTATTACCATGAACATCACAACTATTAGCTATGATCTATTCCATGCTTAATTGACTATTTTTAAGCTAAACTGTATAGATGAAAATAGAATTTCCACAATCCCAAAATCTATCATATTTGTTTTCCTTCATTATTTCCCATTCGGTTTTATCTTTAGAATAACCTTCCATGTTAACCAACTTATGTTTTTGAAATTCGTGTCTTGAATAAACAATGTTTTTCTTAGTGTAATAATAGCCTGGTTTAGTGAACTTGTTAAAAACAAATCCAGCTTTTTCGTATACATTCCCATTAGAAATTGATCTATCCGCATATGTAATTATAGTATTACCATGGGTACAATAATTTTTCACAAAGAAATTATTAATTTTAGAAAAACCTCCAACTACAGTTGTGTTAATTTTCGTAGCAGATCTAATAACTTCATATGAATGTGATTTGTTGAATCTAGGTTTTCCGTATGTAGTAACTTGAACTAATTCACTATCATAAAAAAGACCAATTGCAATGTTACAACCAGTATTCCCTTTGAGATGGTTTTCTCTGAGAAAACTTGCGGCAATTTTTTTACTTATTTCTTTTGCTTTAGTTTTTCTTCCCGGTATTTTATTTTCATTTTTACCCACAGCATTTCTTATAATTGATTTTACGATCACATCATTATTATGAAAATCATTAGAGAAAACATGAATTAGTTTAATCCCTTTTTCCTGACACATTATAGTTTTGTTTAAATGATAATTTGAATCTTTGTTCCCGAATAATTCTGAATGCCAAGGTAATCCATTGTATTCAATTGCTAAATTGCGATCTGGGACAAAAATGTCAATCTCATATGGGTGAATTAGATCACGAGTATTAATTACCACATCAATTCCCAATTCAATCAAAAAATTGGCTAAATATCTTTCTTCTTTAGAAGTATTATACGAAGTTTTTATAGTATGACCGGCAGACTTTAATCTATCACTAATAGTCCCATAATAACAATTAACTATTTCTGAAATATCGGTTAGAGTTTGATTTTCTTCATAGTATAATTTGACAAGATAATCTATATCGTCTAATTTGTTATAATCAATTCCTTGTGCAGTATAATGTTTTTTTGCATTTGAAGCTAAAATTTGTTTTATTTCTGGTCTTTGGCTATTATAGTTATAGCCATATTTTTTCAAATTGCTTTTGGATCTTTGTGTGTCTGCTTTTTTCTTAGTTTCGGTTGATTGAACCCAAGTTTTACCCCTTTGTGCAGCGCCACAACAATTAGATGAACAATAATTTCTATTCTTACCTCTTTTGTTTGGATCAAGCCCAACACCACAATTAAGACAAACCATTCTCTCAGTTACACCTGTGAGTAAAAGTTCTATTCTTTTACTATAATTTATCTCTGAATCTAAATAAAAATTCGTAGATTCCATTATAAACTTATGAAAATTTTTTTCCTGTTTTTTCATAAATTTTTCTGTCATCCTCGAAGAACAGATTGTCCCGTTTTTCCCAGTTATAAGTGTTTTGAGTTCTTCTATCATAATTATTGCAAATAAGATTATTTTAAACCAATTAGAATTTTTGTAAACTAAAAAGGGAACCGAAGTTCCCTTTATTCATTATCATCCGTAGATGATAACTGTTATCATCTAAATTATGTTGCGAACCGCGCAAATTCGGTAATATGCATTGGTTCTACCAGCAGTCTTGAAGAATGGGTTACGAACCATACCGTAGCGGAGACGGTAAGCAAGCACTGGACTCATTGTTGTTGGGTCGGTTGTGCGAACAATCTGTAACGGCACATATGGACAGTAAAAATGTCCTGCATCCCATGCCGAAGCGCCTTTGTAACCAACCATGAAGAATTGGCTATTTGTACCAGCTGAACCAGAGTATGGGTCAATGTAAACGCGCATTTTCTTGTTTAAAACACCTGCGAATGTAGCGCCTGTATCATCAACGTTGATGTCGTTAGCCAAAGCTGGAGCATAATCCAACATACCACCCATTGCAAGAGCAGAAGCCACATCACTTGAGCAAACAAGCATGTTACCTTTGCCTCGGCGAGTTTCTTGAGCGATAGCGTTAGCTTCGCGTTCGATTTGGAACAACAGACCTTTATGACGTTCTGCTAACCAACGACCATCAGAATCAGCGGTAAGATTGAACACACCAGGAACCGTAGCACCTTGAGCACCAACTTTAGCACCAGAATAGATAGTGCGAAGAACTTCGCGGTTTACTTCAGACAAGATTTCTGTTGAAAGGATGTTGCTGAGTTCGGCATCGGCATCAAGACCGTGAAGGTTCTTAACGTCTTGAGCGAATTCAACTGAGTAACCAGCCTTCAATGCACGTGTTTGTGCAGTAACGGATAGAGATTCAATGGTGAAAGACATTTCACCAAACGCTGGGCCCGTTGAACCCAAAGTTTCGCCGACCTCTGTAGCCAAACCAACACCAGTAGTGACTGTACCGAATTGATCACCGACGGTGCCTGTGTCTTGATCGACGAAGTCAGCAGTTGGATCGGTGCCTGCGTGTGCAGGAGAAGCAGCACCAGAGAATGCTGTGTTAGCTTCATTGAATTGAGCTTCAGTGCCATTTTGAGCGCCGTATTTAGAACGGAGAGCAAAGATAAGACCTGTAGGCTGACGAAGTGGTTGAACACCGCAGATGTCGTATGCAAGCATTTGTGGTGCTGAACGACGAACCATGCTGATCAATACCGGGTCAAACTTAGCCAAGCCGTCGCCGCCTGCACCATTGGTATAACCATTGGTAACTGTACTTGGACCTGCTTCTGATAGCATTTGACGAGATTGGATGATATCCTGCTCGGTGTTTTCAAGCAACACGGCAGTCGTTTGACGACGGTGCATGCTGGTGATTGGAGAAACGCCTTCGGCGTCGAGCACTGGTGCCCATTTTTCCATTAATTGTTCTACTGTTTGAACTGCCATTTTGTTTTCCTCTTATTGTGGATTTTATTTTAGTATGATTTACTTTTTAGTAAGATATTGTGCGTAACGGTTAACTGCGGAGAATGTTTCTGTAACAATTGGTTGAGCACTAGGTACTTCAACTACTTGTTCAAAAATTTGTTCTTCTTGTTTTTCCATATTCGCATTAATCTTACCAAAGTTTTCTAGCACAATGCTAAGTTGTTTGGCATACTGAGTTTCGTCTTTAAACTTAACAGACTCCGTTAATTGAACAAAGCGATCAAATTCGGTTGAGGTCATCTTTTCAGAAAACGACTCAAGAATCTTT